GGCTGGCGGTCAGATTACCGGATTCGGAGCCGGACGCGCCGCTCCTGGATTTCAGGGAGCCGTCATAATCGATGATCCGATTAAACCGCAGGATACTTATTCGGACGTTAAGCGTCTTCGCGTGAATGAATGGATGGGAGATACAATCAACAGCCGTCTGGAACAGCAGCGCAGCACTCCCATAATCGTTATAATGCAGCGACTTCATGAAGACGATCTTAGCGGTTTTTTGCTTAACGGCGGCAATGGCGATTACTGGCATCACCTATGCTTGCCCGCTTGGATCGATTAATTCGTTATTTGATCCGCTTTGCAAAAATTTTTATTAAAATGAATAATGATAGTCCCTTCAGATGGTCGCATCATAATAATCGCGTTTAATTGTTCTTCCGCTAAATAAAAACCTATATGAACTAAACTAACTAAATCCGTGGGAACATCTTTGGCGAGCCATTTATTGTTTCGTGCTAATTCATCGAAATGAACATTTTGCATAATGCAATTTTTTGAAGATGTAAACTCGCTATATTTTTTAATATAATCATATGTTTTTGTATTCATTGTAATCTCCTTTAAGATTTGCGTTTCGCGTTGTTATTGAAGACTATTCTACTTGGATGAAAGTTATTGTCAAGAGAAAAATAAAATTATTTTCAAGTGTCTGAAAAACAAAGATATTCTCATGCCATACCGATAGAGCATAACCTTCCGAGCGGGCCGCTGTGGGAATACAAGCATAACAAGTCGGAACTTGAAATACTCAAACGCACGAATCCGCATGTCTACGCGGGGCAATACGACCAGAATCCAAGTCCGAAAGGCGGCGGGATTTTTCAAACCGACTGGTGGCGATATTATCAGATACAGCCGGTTTTCGATTATCGAATCATAACGGCAGACACGGCTCAGAAAGACAAGGAAATCAACGACTATACCGTGTTTCAACTATGGGGCGCGGTTGGAAATCAGGCGTATTTGATCGATCAATATCGAGACAAGATCGAAGCTCCCGAACTTGAAATTCAGGCGATAGCGTTTTGGAATAAACACGTCGATAAACAAAGCGGCGTACTTCGCGGAATGTACGTCGAGGACAAGGTTTCCGGGACTTCCCTGATTCAACAGATTTCGCGCAAGGGCAAATTCCCGATTATACCGGTTCAACGGCATATATCGAAAGTCATTCGTTATTTCAATGTTACGCCTGCGATCGCGAGCGGGATGGTGTTTTTGCCGCAAGACGCGGAATGGCTGTTCGACTACAAGGAAGAGCTTAGAAAAATAACGCCGCTAGATACTCACAAGCATGACGATCAAGCGGACACGATGGCTGACGCGGTGGAGATTATTTGTCTTGGAGCGCATATCGAAAATCCGGATGAACATATTGAAGACGCGATGAAAAATACAAAGAACGATGATTTGAACTATTCGATCGACGGTTCGATGAATGATTATCTTGAAGATGAAAGGGGATTGTTCTAAATGAGTATAAAAAATACGGATTTATATTTTGCTAAATTCACAGATGAAATTGAATTACGGATTAAACAACATACTGTTTTCATACTTTGCAAAATTTTAGTTTGCGGGATATTCATATATTTTTCAATCGCCATGCCGCAGCTTAAAATATTCAACTTATTGATAGCGGTCTGTTTTGATTGTATGATTTTTCATAATATTAGATTATTGAATAGGTGCGGCAAATATATCGGCAAACTTGAGAAAGAGCTATTCGGTGAATTTGAATATGAAAGTATAGTTCAAAAAAATAAGACATCATTCTGGTTAGATCAAATTGATCGAATAGGATGGTTAGGAATAACTATTATTATATTAATGTCTATTATAGGAATATTCTAACCATGTTTGAAAACTTCGATTTTCGATTCTGGAAAAAGAAAACGCCTCCGCAACCATTATCGTTCCAGGACCGAGTTAGAGAGCGAGAAAAAAATCCGGATCAATCGACGCGAAAACGACAAGATCAAATCGATATGCGGCCGTCATTGCAGGAAATAGCGTTGTCGGGCGATTCCATGTTTCTTGCGTTGTTTTCGGATTTCGATAGCTACAATCCGGATGAGCTTGTAGCGAAGAAGGGCTATCAGATTTACAACAAGATGTTGCGCGATCCGCAAGTTAAATCATCGTATAACACGTTGATAAACATGTTGATTTCGCGAAGTTCGTTTTTCGAGAAACAGTCCGAAGAGCCGATTCAGGACGAAATAATCGATTTCTTCAATTTGAATATCGATTCGCTGCTTCAAGGTTCGTGGCTGCAAGCATTGAGAACGGTGCTTATAGGAAAGGCTCAAGGTTTTTCGGTGTCGGAGAAAATTTTCGGAACTACCGAGATAGACGGCAAGGAACGTTGGATATTAACGCAAATCAAAAAAAAGCCCTACTGGTCTTTCAGCTATAAAATCGATGATTTCGGAAATGTAGTCGCGGTCAAACAGGATGTGGACGGCCGGGCCAAAAACCTTGATCCGCGCAAATTCATCATATTCATAAATCAACCCGACATCGATCCAGTCTGGGGCGAGTCCGATTTGCGAGCGGTTTATAGGCCGTATTGGGAAAAAGACATCATTCTCAGATTTCAGAATATCTGGATCGAACGTTTAGCGGGCGGTTTCGTGGTGGCTAATCCGACCGAGAAAGCGACGAATTTAAGCAAAGATGAAAATGCCGATTTACGCAAGATTCTAACGAACATAACGAAAATGACGGGCGTCAAGGCTCCGATGGGCTATGAAATTAAAGTCGTCGGAGGAACGGACACTCAAGCGTTCGAGAACGCGATTCAACAGAAAAACCGTGAAATTAGCAAGGGTCTGATGGTCCCGAATTTGATGGGATTCACGGAGCAAAAACAAGCGGGAAGCCAAGCTCAAGCGAAAATCCAACTTGAAGTTTTCTGGCAATCGCTTACGGAACAAGCCAACACTCTCGCTGAAATCATGAACGAACAATTGTTCAATCAGCTCGCATGGTGGAATTTCGGCGTTAGAGATTATCCGCGATTTCGTTTCGAGGAACTAACGGACGAACAGAAACGCAAAGCCGTTGATTCTTGGGTTGCCGCAGTCAAGGAAGAGGCTGTCGTCAATACGCCGGATGATGAAAATAAAACAAGAGAGCTATTGAAATATCCGCAACGCGAAATCGATGAAGACGAAGAGCTTGAAACGCCGGACGACGATGAAGAAACGGAAGAGGAACCGGAAAAAATCGAAGAAGCGGAACTGAAGCGGAAGGATAAAAAAAAAGCATGCTCGCATGATTTGAAGTTCCAAGTAGAGAATGACGGTCAGACGGATTTAACCGGCCGCATGGATTTCGTTCAGATCGAGAAGACTTTCGATAATCTTGAAGCGGCATTTTCGCAGGATTTAGCGAGAGTGAACAACAAGATTTTCGCGGAATTCAAGAGACAATCAAGAATCATATATAAAAATCTTCCGAAAGACAGGAATAAAATCGATTACGAAGCGATAGTGGCGAAACTTGAAAACTACCCGACTAAAAAATTGATGGGGGAGCTTCGAGGAGTATTCAAGTCGAATCTGACGCTCGCATATCGAACGGGTAGAAAAGCCGGACAAGATTCGCTTAAGGAGGCGGTCAAGGATCAACCTAAAGAGATTCAAGATCGAATCAAGTTCGCGGCGGCTACGAGTCGAGAAGTGGCTTGGAGTGCCGAACAATGGTCGATTCTGAATTTCATAGACGGCGTTTCGATGGAAGTGGCTGATAACTATCTGAATTCGGAAGCTTTCATGAGTACCAAGGATTTGACGGATGATGAACGGATGTTCATGCATAGAATCCTAATCGACGGCATTCGAGACGAGAAAAGCATATCCGCGATAGTCAAGGAAATGGACGATTTATTTATTAGCAAATTCGGCGAAGCGAGATGGGAGACTATAGCGCGGACGAACATCACTAATATTTTCGTTCAGGCTCAACTCGCGACTTATACCGATCCGAACTTGGGGAATTTCGTCGAGGGGTTGGAATATTCAGCGATCATGGATAATCGGACGACGGTTTTTTGTCGGACGTATAATGGCAGAAGGTTTAAGATAAACAATCCGATTTGGAGTTCGATAACTCCCGCAAATCATTTTAATTGTTATGATTTGCATACGGAAGT